AACACAAGGAGAAGACTGTAATGACTACGATGGTAAAACCTACTTTACAATCATCATTGTTAACGACACATTACTTTAGTGACATGGCAGAACCTGACCTACAAAGATTAGGTCGAGACGTAACAATGGCTAGACACAACCGTAAAGTTATTGTTGATAAGCTTGCTGCAGCTGATGGTGCATTGGATAGAGCAATGTCTGCCTATCATATTGCTGCTGCAAGACACCTAGTCCCAGACACCTTTGATGATGAAGAGGTGTAGTCATATGAATGATGGACATGGAATTAACAGTGCAACCCCAGCTGACTGGGACAGACTACAAAGAGAGTATCCTGTAATTGACCCAAACAATGCAGTGACAATGGAGGCATATCATAAGTTAGCTGAAGAAGAGCAAGCTAAAGACATGGTGAATAGTCCTAGTCATTACACTGCAGGGAATATTGAGTGCATAGAGGCCATTGAAGCATCAATGACCCCTGAAGCATTTCGTGGCTACTGTAAAGGCAATGTACTCAAGTACCTGTGGAGGTACGAGAAGAAGGAGAAGGGTAAACCCTTGGAATGTCTGGAGAAGAGTCTTTGGTATCTGGAGAGACTAAAGTCAAGTTATCAAGGGCAATTAAAAACAAGGTAAAGACAGTGAAGGTAAGCATAAAGTTCATAAGTGTTACGGTGGTCCTCAGTAAGGTGTAATCATAGGTGAGACGGTATTTTACTAGGGACAACACATGTTAACCAATGACTAATAGTCATAAGTGCTATGCATATTTGTCTTACTGTTGTAGAGTGGCAGATCTGTACAGGAACGTATAGAAGGGATGCCGAAGGAACAGCTGCCTCCATGTGTGTTAGTAACAAGACTAACGTGGAGTGCATGCTGAACCCTCGACACCTTCCGCACAATACTCTTATCTACCTAATAATACTAGTCAATCGACATGTTTTCTGAATAGCCATTCAGTTAACTAAATACTCATTTGAATACCTATTCTATTGTATTTGGAGAAGTGTCCACCCTATGAGGATATACATGTGTTCTGAGCGTTGCGGATGTTGAACCGAAGAACATATGTAATAAACAACCGAATACCTATGTATACATGTGTCAATCATTTGTTAACTCAGTAGTCACCGACAACTCTTGTCTCCCTCACAGTGAGCTTAGGTGACTACTGAGATAACTTTAGATACATGAGATACAGTTAGACTTTGGTGGCTTTAGAAGAGCATTGGTGGACTCTGGTGAGCATTGAGAAGACATGAGGGAGCTTTGGTGGTACTTGAGTGGTACTTGAGTAGTACTTGAGTAGTACTTGAGGGAGCTTTGGTGGTACTTGGGTTAATTCCCTATTTTCAACACAAAGAAAAAGCCTTAAGCCAACAAATTTTCCCAATGTCTATAAGTCAGTAACTAAAGTCTCTAAAGGTCAGCCGATAACATATCGATTGACGTGTCTGTCTAGGCTGTAGGCCACATATGGACAAATGTCTATGATTCCAGGGACTCCTAGTGACAAATGTCACCCCCATGGGTCAAATGTACTAATGATTTCAAAAACAAGGGTAAAGGGTCGACTTGTTGTTGTTGTTGTCTGTCTCTTTTAACCAGAGTCTCCCCACGAAACCAAGGACCTAAGAATCCAAGAAAGAAGGTAAAACTCATGACCGTAGAAACTGGTACTTACATCAATAGTCTCAACGCACAGTTTCCTCCAGAGACAGATGCCTTGTCTGAAATCGATGAGCATCTCAAGATTATCAAAAGTACAATCAAGAATACTTTTCCTAACGTAGATGCAGCAGTCACTGCGACACCTGCAGAATTAAACACTAAGACTGCCATAGTATCCGATGGTACCAATGCCACCTTTAATACAAACATCACTGCAGCAAAGATAAAGACATTGGTAGGCATCAGTGAACCTGCGATTACTACAGCTACAGATAGCGAAGGTGAAGTAACCCCTGCGTTGGCCACAGGTATTACTGCAGCTGAAGTTTGGAACTTAGTGAAAGCTGAAGCTCTTAACTCTACTTATCCTATAGGTTCCATCTATACGTCTGTAGCTAACACAAGTCCTGCTTCAGCCTTTGGTGGTACTTGGGCACCTTATGGTGCAGGAAAAGTACTGGCAGGACATGATTATAACGACCCTGCTGATGCTGAGTTTGTAGCTGCTTCTACTGATGGTTCTTCAGAAAAGACAGGTGGTTCTAAGACTCACACGTTGACTATTAATGAGATGCCTGCTCACACCCATAGTTTCACTGCTATGCAAGACACAAACAACAGTGTCAACAGGACAGGCGGTGGAGACCTTGGTGCCCCTAGTTCTACTACTACATCGTCTACTGGAGGTGGAGCTGCCCATAACATTATGCAGCCATATGTGGTTGTCTATATGTGGAAACGTACAGCATAACCTTATGCCTCCTAGTAGACCCCAGATAGACCTAGGTACCACTAAAGCTTACTGGGTCGCGTAAAGCATAAGAAACAATGTAAACAATAAGGAACATAAGTATGGGACAGACGTTACCAATTAGAGGTGTGGGTGACGTAGGTGTTCTTGCTGATGCATCTCCTGCTAGTCTGCCTCCACAGGCATTCACTAGAGCAAAGAATGTAAGGTTTGACGAGGGTGCTGTAGTTAGAGCCCCAGTCTTTCGTGCAGTAAAAGACTTAACATTTAATCCTAGGTTCTCCTATGGAACCATCCCCTCATCTGGTCATGGCACTGTCTTAATGGTGTCTGACACCTACGTTATCAAAGAATATGCAAATGGTACTACTACAGACCGCAGTGGTTCCATATCCGCAATGGCATCTAACCAGGCACCTTTCACTGGTTCTACCTTAGCCAACATTACCTACTTCAATAGAAACGACAGAATACCAGTGTACCGCATCAACGGTGGTACTAACTTTGCTGACATACCAAACCAGTCATCTGCTACAGGAGATAACTGGGTGTCTTCCTGGCGTACAGAGTCTCTTAGGTCCTATGGTGACTTCCTGATTGCATTAAACATGATAGAAGGAAGCTCAAGCTATCCTACCAGGGTTCGATGGTCCAACTTAGCTCAGGCTAACAATGTGCCGCCTGACAGTTGGTATGCAGCAGACACAACTAAGTCAGCAGGATTCAATGATTTAGTACAAATGAAGACTGGTATTGTTGATGGTGCAACTCTAGGTTCTAACTTTATTATTTACAGTAAAGACCAGGTATGGCTCATGGAATTCGTGGGTGGCACCTTTATCTTTAACTTTAGAAAACTATTTAGTGAGACTGGTCTTATCAATGCTAACTGTGCAATAGAAGTACAGAACAAGCATTTCTGCTTTGGTACAGATGACATCTACACCCACGATGGTAACAGTAAGGTCTCCATTGCAGATGAAAGAGTCAAGTCATACATATTCAATAGTATTAACACAGATAAGCTAGAGAGATGCTTTGTACACCACAATCCATTACTTGAAGAAATATACTTCTGCTACAGCTCAGGTGATGACATGTCTGAGTTTACCAATGGTGACAGATGTAACCGGGCAGCAGTGTTCAACTACAAGAATAACACTTGGTCCTTCTTAGACTTACCAAACGTCTCCTCAGCTACTCTAGCTAGTCTTGCGTCTACGTCTACTTATCAAAACGTAGTGGGAACCTACGCAACAATTGGTGGTACCTATCACTCGCAAGAAGCAGGCTTTAGCTTACACAATGTATTCGTAGGTCAAGACTCTACTAACGATGGTATTACCTCAGACAAGCTCTATGGATTAGACGGTAGTGAAGACAATACGCTCCTAAGTTTCCCGGTAGATACTGTTGCTACTAAATCACCTTTTATTGAAAGAGTCGGTATAGACCTAGACGATAGTGTCCCTCTTAGTGGCTACAAAGTGATTACTAAAGTAGTACCCCAGGCACACACAAATAACAGTAACAAGCAGTTTAGTTTTAACTTTGGTGCAGCTGACCTTATAACAAGTGCAACGGTGTATGAGTCTACAGTGACTTTTGATGCTTCAGTCAGTCACAAGGTAGACACAAGAGCTGCAGGTAGATACCTCAGTTACAAAATGACTTTGTCTGATACAAAAGACTTTAGATTCTTAGGTTTTGATGTAGAACTCACTGCCACTGGCAGAAGGTAGGTCCTAGTATGCCAATTAATGAGCAGACTGACCTTGTCTTACGACAGTACGTCAGAAAGAACTTTCCGACCATTGAAGCTAGTGTCAACAATTACATATCAGATGAGTTACAGCGCATAGAGAACGCCATTAACAGTCTCTCTGAGGCTGCTATACAGGCAACAGACCAAGAACCAGCGAATCCCAGAAAAGGAACAGTACGCTTTAACGTACTACCTTGGGATGCATTAGGTAACAGCTCACAAGGCATGGTCGTATACAACGGTACTGCCTGGGTTGCTGTATGAAAACACCAGTCATAGAGAGCGATGACTTCACGGCATATTACGACCAATACGAAGAACACACGTTTTTACATTGCGATGTCTACCGCTACAACAAATCAGTAAAAAGAGACTTACAAGACAGTTTGAAACTCTTGTTAGCTATCCGTAAATCACCACTCTATTGCATCCACGAATGTGGCGATGAGAAACATAAAAAATTCTTGTTAATGCTTGAGTTTACATATGTCGAAACACGAGAGTGTGTAGACAACAAAATAATTGATATATACATGAAAGAGGTAACTTGAAATGGGAATGGACCCAGCAACAGCAATGATTGGTAGCGCAGTAATAGGTGGTGCTTCAGGTGCCTATGGTGCTAATCAGGCAAAGAAAGCTCAAGACGAAGCTAACAGGCTCAACCGTGAGCAGTTTGAGATGTACAAGCCCTACATTACTGACAGCCTAGCAGCAGGCCAAGGTTATCTTGATGATGTACAAAACACAGGAGCCTACATGGGTCAGACCCTAGCTGGTCCAAACATGTATGAAAAAGTTGGTAATAACTTTATAGGCAATATGGGAGCTATGGGTGCCCAAGGCGCATTTGATTTGTCTCAGGTAGGTCAAAACTTTGGTCAAAACTATGCAGACTTGTATGCAGCTGGAAGTGATGACCGTCTTGCACAGGCAAGAGACTATGCATTGTCTAATTCTGGCCCTCTCATTGAAGCAGCAATGCGTGATGACTATAGAACACTAACAGAACAGACGTTACCGGGTATTAACATGGCCTCCTCTGGCGGTGGAAACATAAATAGCTCTAGAGCTGGCATAGCAGATGCTGTTGCAGCTCGTGGTTACAACGATAGAAGAGCGGATACCGCAGCAACTATCAATCAAAACCTAATGAATCAAAGTGTTAATCAGCAAAACCGTCAGTTTACAGACATGATGAATGCAAACCGTGGGTTAGACCAAAGTTATCAGCGTGGAATAAACGCCATGGGAACTATGGGTGACTTTATGACTGGTGCTGGAGCTAATTTACGAGGATTTGACCAAGACTATCTCAATGATTTACGAGACAGATTCGAGAGAGACCGTGATTTCGGTCTTAACACGCAGATGAGATATCAAGCTGGAATGTTAGGTAATGCTCCAGGGGCTCCTCAGGTACAGCCAAACATGAATTCAACTGCAGCTGGTGGTTTTGGTGGTGCAATGCAAGGCCTTGGCTATGGTATGGACTTTATGAACAGTTATGCAAACTACAAAGACAAGTTTGGCGGTGGTATACCACCTACTAACTCAGTTCAATCAGCAATGAACACTGTTTATGGAGGAGGGCCCTGATATGCGTGTTTTCGGAATGAACTTTGGAGTCAACAAACCACAGATGAGTCCTTTAGAACAGGCTATGGCTAATCTGCAACAGCAAAAACAAATTGGTGACCGTGGTCCTCTTGGTGGTGGTACTAGTTATATAGAGCAAGCACAGGCTGACGTTAACAGGCTACAAAATAGCAATGGTTTTATACCTTTTCCTATGCGTAAACCTCAACAAAACCAAGAAAGGTTTGTACCAGCTCCAATTAGAGAAAACTCAGGTCAATTAGGCACCAATCAGCCAATATTAGGTCTACCAGGAAACCCTTATCCTAAACAACAAGGCCCAGTAACACCTCAATCCTCTAGTCCTGCAATGACATCTGATTTTTTAAGTCAGCCAAACCAAAGTGACAAGAAGAGAGACAGGACAAGCTTTGGCGATTACTTAATGCAGAAGCAAAACGTAGGACCTGGACAACAAACACTGGGTACAAAGTTAGTTCGCATGGGTGCAGCAATGCAGGGAGCCAGTCCACAAGGTCTCAATGCAGCAATGGCTGCTATGGGTAACGAGTATGGGAACATTCAGAACGAAGGTATTGCTGCTGATTTAGCTAATCTAGCTGCTCAGTCTCAAGGTCAAGAAGAGGGTGACAATGGTTTAGAAGAAACCACACAAATGGTTGATAAACTACAGTCTGCTTTAACTAGGTTTGATGATTTCTCAAGTGTTACAGGATTCTGGGATAAATACATTGTCTCCAACCTAGATGCTTCAGGTGTACCTGGGTTTTCAAATGCTGATAGAGAAGCATTTAGGATTCAGCTAAGAGACATCATTGTTGACCAAACTCTTTTAAACACTGCAAACACAAAAGGTGCGATCTCTGATAAAGAAATGGCTCTTTTCCAGTCCAGTGTACCTACGATGTCTATGGATGAAGATGTTTGGAAATCGTGGTTAAAAGCTAGAATAGAAAACCTAAAACAAGTTCAAACACGGCTAAACAATGGCGTAGTGGTAGGACGTAATGCAGGTGTTGGGTTCTCTAATACTTACACTGCGTCTCAATCAGAACCCTCTACTAGTGCACCCCCTACAAGCTTTGCTCCAAGTGCGTTTTCTGATGAAGAACGCGCTGCAATGGTCGACTAATATATAAGGTCTTATAAATGGCTACACTGGAATACAGCTCAGACGAAATATACCGAAAGGCACGAAAAGCTTTTGAAGCAAAAGATTACAAAAAAGCAAAAATTCTAGACGGTATGTATCAAAAGGCATACGCAGCCGAAGAAGCTAATGCAAAAGATGGAGCGTTTGAAGGCTTTGGTGATGCTTTTATGCGAGGAATTGACCAAGCAGCTGAAAATACAGCTACAACTGCAAGAGTGTTTGGAAAAGACGATTTAGCTGATTCATTGGGAGGCCTAGTTGATAGACGCCCAGGACAAAGTGCTGCTTCTCAATTTATGAACGAAGGTCGGCCTATATATGACTTTACTTATGCTCCAAAGGCAGTTGCTGAACAAGCAGGTCAATTTATTGGGTCACTTGGAAGTAGGGCAGGCGGTGCTGCAGTAGGAGCAGGAGTTGGTGGATTAGCCGGATCAGTGATACCCGGAGCTGGGACAGCTGCAGGAGCAGCCACAGGCGGTGTTATTGGAGCATTTGGTGGACCAATGGTATTTGAAGGAATGCAGCAACTTGGTCCAATTGCAATGGAAAGAGCCAAGAACAATGGTCGCAAAGAGCCTAACAAAGAAGATTTCTATGTAGCAGCTACTTCAGCAGCTGGCATAGGAATGCTTAATGCAATTGCTCCAGGAATGTCTGGAATCATGAGAAGAATGCTTGCTGAAGGAGGCACCGAAGCGTTACAGAGTGTCGGTGAACAGACTGGCTCTACGCTACTTACAAAAAAAGGTTTAGAAGTTAGTCCTAGGCAAGCTATTGGTGAAGGGATAATAGGAGCAGGTTCAGCTGGTGCTGTTGATACGACAATTGCTGGCGCTAGAAAAGCAGTAGGAAGTCGAACTAGAGGTCAATCCTCTGCTGAAGATTTAATGAAAGGTTACCAAGAAGAATTTCCAACGTCTAGAACAGAACAAGCTGCAGCAGATTTGTCTAAACGCCTAGCATTAAAAATTGACCAAGCTGATGAAGACGAAAATTCTGAAAATTATGATGTGCAAGATGTCGACCCAGATAACAACAAGGGCGCTAAAGGTCTAATTGACAATTCTCACAGTGACATGAACCAAAGATTAAAAACTTTGATTGGCATGTTGAAAGAAAGACTTAAGATTAAAAAGTCAGACACTTTTGACCAAGTGATTGAAAAGTCTGATGCAGCTTTAGCAGCAATAAAATCTAAAAACAAAGTGAAGAACGTTGTAGAGCCAGCTGACTTTGCAGCATTTGAGAAAATTGCTGGTGATACTCAGGAAGGCCAAGAAGCTATCTCCCTAATGCACGAAATGAATGCTTTAACGAATCTTTACTCAGGCGGATTGACTGGAGGAGTGACACAGTACACTGATGCATTAAACCCAATAGGACCTTTAGATAATTATTCTAATACTGGCGGCCCAATGCAGCAGTTTGCTCGTCCACTGGCCTCTATCGCTTTAGGATTGTCTAATCCAGCCTTGTCCGCAGCCCAAATAGGTACTTTTGGAGCTGGGCGTCTCATTGATAAAGCTACAGGCAGAAGAAGCAACGTAGCTCGTTACATAGATCAAAATGTAAACCAGCCTGGACAGCCAGCAGCAACTGGTCGCTCTCTTAAAAACGAAGAGGCAGCGGAAGAAGCTGCAAAAGCACAAGTAGCAGAACAAGCTCTAGCGCAAGCAGAAGAAGCTCGTCTACGCCAAGAACAATATACTGAAGAAGAGCGTCAAGCTAACCTAAGAAGAGTTCAGCAAAGTGCCCCTCCGCAGCAAGGCAGTCCAGAAGACATTATGCGAGATGCAACCGGATTAGATCGATCTGGTCTGGCCCAAGTAATCCGAATACTGAAAGCAAACCCAAATACACTTCCTGCTACCACACGAGCTATCGAAGCTTACGAAACTAGTGTAGCTACTGGAGGTCAAGTAGATTTTGGTTTATACCGTGACATCAATGCTCTTGTTGACCAATACCCTCAACTTCAAAACTTGATGGTTAGACCTCGTAATGCTCAGTCAGCAGCTCAAGGACAAGCTCAACAGCAGCTTTCACAAAAAGACCAGAACTATCAGCGTGGCATAGAGAACAATCGTGCAGAAGCAGCTCGTATTACTGAAGCAGTAAATGCAGACAGTACTATTCCTGTACAGCAAAAAGCAATGCTATTAAACACCCTTGAAGAGATGCAGTTAGACCTAGGTCTCAACCCAGTCTCTCGTCTTCAATCGATGGCAAGACGTTTGGAAGAACAAGACGTTCCTGGTCCTACTGTAGAGAAATACCTTGGTCAATACTTACAGAGAGTTATGGCACAGCAAGGAGCTAAAGAAGAACGCGATGCAGCTCAAGATGACGCGATGGAAATCGATGAGTCTAGAGAGATGTCGTTCAATAGGAATAATGTAGCCGATAGAAAAGCTAGAGCTGAAGAGCAGGGTTACGATACTTCTACTGTTTATTATCACGGTACTGCTTCTAATATTTTATCTTTTGAAAAAGGCAAGCGAGGATTATCTACAGGGTCTACCTCTGCAGAAAACGGATTTTGGTTCTCAGATAGTCCAAGAACAGCTATGAGTTATGCTCATTATTCTGGAACATATGCACCAGTACACAACTTAGTAAAAGAAGCAGAAGATGCAGCATCTGTTTATGGCGATGAGCTTATTGAGCAAGAGACCATGTTAACTCTAGATGGTTTACTTACTCAATCTGGTATCGATTCTACTGGTTTCAAAAAAGACAGTAATGGCATTCCAATTTCAGTTATAGGACATGATGCATATGACAAACTTCTTGATGCTGCAGAAAAACTAGAACTTAAATTTAATAGTGGTGATAGAAATAACGGACAAAACATTATTCCAATCTATGCACCAAAGGATGCAGATTTATTAGTAAAAGATATGGAAGGTAAATCATTTGATGATTCAGGGGTGTCTTTAGAAATTAATGATTTAATGCGTAAGGCTAAACTTACAGGTAAAAAGGGGGTTAAACTTCTTAACCTAAATGATTCAGTAGGTCTTGCAGACGATCCATCTACTCATTTAGCAATATTTGAGCCTTCAGACATACGTTCAGTTAATGCTCAGTTTGACCCTTTACAAACAAATTCTCTTGAACTTAATGCCTCTATGGAGCCATCGTTTACAGACGGTCCTGCATTAGCTTTTGACACGAGTCCTAACGTTAATACAATAAATGAGGGCAGCGAAACATTTCCAAAAATGAAGGGTAAGACCGAAGTTGCAAAATTCCTAGAAGCCAGAGCCTTAAATAAGATTGGCGGCACTGTAAGAGATATTGCTGACCCTGCAGACCGTGAGTTAATTGCTAATGATTTAGTAGCTGAAGCTATCTACGAAATGAATAGTCAGGACGAAGGCAGCGCAATGGACTGGTATGACCTAACCATTGAAAAAATGCTGAGTATGATGTCTTTGAAGTATCCAGAAATAGCTACTGACGTAAACGCAAAGACTCCAATGCTAGTCGCTCTTTCTATCATGTCTCAGAATATGGACGTACCGACTAACCTTAAAATTGCAGAAAAAGCCTACGAATATTTTAGAGATAAGGGACAGTTTGAGGTCATTGGGCAGGGTAAAAGCCAGGCGGTTATGGAGTTAAACTTCAAAAAAGCAAATATGTTGCTTAATAAGCTTGGCTCGATGGAAGCTCTAGCTGATTTCTTACAGACAAAATTTACAGTGAAAGAGTTAAACCCAGTTTTACAAAATTACTTAGGAGACGAAGGTAAAGTTGGAGGCGAGAACGTAGATACGGTTGTTTACGGCTCTGCAGTATTTGGTCCTAAAGTTGGAAATGGTTTCTACACTAATCTAAGAGGTGATTTTAGTCCAGTTACAATGGATATGTGGTTTATGAGAACCGTAGGCCGTCTTAAAGGTAAACTGATGGAGTTCGATGAAAAGAAGTTCCAGAACCAGTTGAACCGCCTTAAAAAAGCATTAGGCCGCAAGCGTATATCTAAAGAACAGCTCATTGATAAAGCATTTGAATTAATTAAACTACATGAAGCTGATTACAAAAAAAATAGAAAACTCTATGATTTGAAAAAGGGTGACCCAAAGAGAAAAGTCAAAAGCGAGGCTACTAAAGCAGCTTTTACAATTAAAGGTTCGCTAAAGAATACTATTGATTCACCAACTAATGGAACAGAGCGTAATCACTTACGTTCCCTGGTACAAACAGCCGTTACAAAGTTCAATCAGCAGACTGGACTTAGCATTGAACCTGCTGCATTCCAAGCCCTAATATGGTATCCTGAACAAGATTTATATAAGAAGTTAGGCGTTCCACTTAAGAATGTTAGAAAAGACTTTGCAACGAGCCTAAAAGAACTATTAATTAAGGAAGGATTCAATGAACAAGACCTCAACGCAGCAATCGACCGAGTTCAGCCGCGCCCAAAACTTGGACCAGGAGAAGTTCGACAAAGCACAGTTGTCCCTGAACAAAGAACAGTTAGAAACGCAGATGAACAGCCTAGTAGAACTCTACAACCAGAAGAAATCACAGCAGAAATAGACCTATCTACGCAGCCAGCGTTGCTGCAGCCTGAGTCTCCACAGATACCATTCGACTTCACTACACCTACCGTTGGTCAAATCAAGGATAAACTTGAGGATGCCAAGGGTGCTGTGCAGATGGTCATTGGTAAGCCTGGCACTAAGTTTGAGAAAGGCTTGTCTAGTATGGAAGACTTTCAGCAGCTTGCAGACATGCTAGACATTTCAATTGGTATATTTCAAACCCACAAAGAGTTACGAGACTTTTCACAAAACAATATACCTATTGGCACTGAAGGTTTTTTTCAGCCTAATAACGAAGGTGTAAGCGGTAGAGTTGCTATAAGAAATCGTAGCAATTATGGAAAAACTTTATTAACTTTAGCTCATGAAATGTCTCATGGACTAGAGTCTAGACCTATGGATAACGAGCCAAGTTACACAATAAAAAGACCACCTGCGCATAATTTAGCAGATAAAAAGCAAAAACAATATTTTGATGGTAGTTTACGTCAAAGCATAGCTCAAGTTGTCGCGGCAGCCCAACGCAATTATTTACCTGATTCTACTTTTGCAGAAAAGCTTCCTGATGCAAAAATTAGGATGAACTATGCAAATGATATCGTAAGTAATTTGACGTATTCGCAAGCAAAATCTATTAAGGATGAAATCGATGCTTTACAAAACGGTACTTTTGTTGGGTTTGGGTCTGCACCAGAATTAGGTGAATTTCCTATAAGGCTAAACCGTAAATTAGCAAAAGAACTCTATTTTGAACAAAATCCTAGTGCAACAGATGAAGAAGCAAATAGAAGAGTAGACGAAGAATTTCTTAAGTATGAAGGTTACATTAAAAATGATGCTGAATTTTCAGAAGATCCAGTGCTGTTGTCTATCATAGACCCTAAAACTTCTAAAAAGCTTTTACCCACAACTTATAAGTTCATCCAAGACCATTTCAACGAAAGTAACATTCCAGTTAAATTCTTTGCTAGTCCATTAGCAACTATCGTAGCTATTTTGATGGCAGGAATGATAGGTGGAGAAGAAGAAGAGAACCCAGGCATCTTGACTCCAGGACCTGGGATGTTGTCAGCCTAGAAGGAAAACCCCATGAAAGTGAGAGCATATGACCTGGTCAACATTTTGAGCCAGGTAGACCTAGTTAAATCATCAAAGTTACTGTCCCAAGAACAAAAGCAGCATGTCTTTAAGGAAATGCTGACAGACCTTCCTATGGACATGTTCTGCAGTGGTCAAAAGAATACAAGAGCTGCATTGGTTGACGTTTTAACAAAGGAGATAAAACCAGATGAGCCCAAGAAAAAAGTCACCCCCAAAGGTAAAAAACCCAAACCTAGCGAGAAAAAATAGTTACTTCAAGACACTCATGTCCACGCCAGAAGGACGAGAGTTAAGAAGACAATGGTCGACAAAGCCAAGGAAGAACCCTGGTAGACCTATGGGTGTTCCTGACGGACATACTAAAGAAACAATTGCTCCCATCAGAGAACAAGCTAAAAAGGACGCTAAAAAGGTAGTAAAAATTATGAGTGATAAATACAACATTGAAGATGAGTACCAAAAGGAAGCCCTTACAACTGCAGTAGAAGTTATGCGGTTAGACGGTCAGTCCAGAGAAAGACTTGCAGCTGCACGTCTAGTCTTAGATTTTACCAAGAGCAAGCCAGCAACAAAGTCTGATGTCTCTATTAGTAAAGCCGAAGACTTTTTGGCATCCCTTTTAACTGAAGAAGAAGAAGAGCAAACACATGAACAAGCAGCTGAAGGAAGTACGGAAGAAACTGCTGACTGATTTTGATTTTTACTCTAAGTCTGCCCTCAAGATAAGAACTAAAGAAGGCAAGATTCGCCCTCTTAAAATAAACGCTGCACAGACAATACTTAACAATGCTGTTAATGACCAATTGTCTACCGAAGGCAAGATACGCATCATCATTCTTAAAGCTAGGCAGCAGGGTCTTAGTACTTACACTGGTGGATACCTTTATTACTCAGTAAGTCAGCAAGCAGCTAGAAAAGCCATGGTCATTACACACCATGCAGATTCTACTAGGGCTCTCTTTGATATGACCAAGAGATTCCACGAACATTGTCCAGCTATTCTTAAACCACACACTAAATACAGTTCACGAAGGGAGTTAAGTTTTGATGTTCTTGATTCGTCTTTTGTTGTTGCAACGGCAGGTTCTGAGAATATTGGGCGAGGTGAAACAATTAGTCATTGCCACGCTTCAGAACTTGCGTTCTGGCAAAAATCTACAGCCTTGGACAACTGGAACGGACTCACTCAAGCAGTTCCTAACTCCCCAGGCACAGCTATTTTTGTTGAAAGTACAGCTAACGGTGTCAACGGTATTTTTTATGACCTTTGGCGTGGTGCTGTCAATGGTACTAATGGTTATGTTCCTGTGTTTATCCCTTGGTATATTGACCCTGCGTACCGTGAGAGTGTGCCAGAAACATTTGAAAGGACTCCTGAAGAAGAAGACTTAGTAGACAAGTATGACCTAGACAATGAGCAGCTAATGTTTAGGCGTAAGAAGATAGCCCAGAATGGTATCGACTTGTTTCGTCAGGAGTATCCATCGTATGCCGATGAAGCCTTTCTGACTACTGGTAGACCTGTGTTCAATCCTGAGCAACTAGCAGAACAGTTGACCTCTACAAGAGACTTAGAAGCTCGTCTTGCTTTAGAAGGCGATGAGTTTGAGAACAACCACCGTGGAGAGCTTTTTGTCTTTAGACCTCATGTCCCTGGTGAGCAGTATGTCATCGGGGCTGATGTGGCTATGGGTGTTCGTGGCGGTGACTACAGTTGCGCTCAAGTATTAGACTCAAAGAAGCGTCAGGTCGCTATATGGCGAGGTCATGTACATCCTGATTACTTTGCGACAATCCTTTATAAGCTTGGCGAATACTACAACGAAGCTCATATCTGTGTAGAAAACAACAGTCATGGAATCTTGACATGTACCCGGTTGGGTAAAGACATGGCCTATGGAAACTTTTACACAGAAGTACAGCACGACAAGGTGACTGACAGAGAAACTGTAAAACTTGGATTCTCTACCACCGCAAAAACTAAACCCCTAATTATTGACAAACTAAGAGCGTCAATGCGTGAAAATGAAATAGAACTCAATGACAAAGTCACTATTAGAGAAATGATGACATACATCGTCACTGAGTCAGGTGCTATGCAAGCAGAATCTGGTTGTTTTGATGACTGCGTTATGTCCTTGGCCTTAGCAAATTATGTACATGAGGGTGCCTGGGACCCTATTGATTCTTCAGACAGCTACTACATAGAGATGGTATAAAAATGGCAAAGAAGCTAAAAGAGAAAAAACTGTCAGATAGCAACATCGTTGCTTTGGTAGACGAGCAGGTAGGCTTATCTGTCGGATATGCAGACTCAGAGCTATCTACAGAAAGAGCAAAGATAATCGACTATTACAATGGAACTTTGCCCAGACCAGTACATGAGGGTAACTCTAAGTATGTTTCTTTAGATGTCTACGATGCAGTAGAGAGCCTTAAGGCAGCTTTACTTGAAACCTTCTCCAGTGGAAACAAGACAGTGCGCTTTGCTGCACAAAATGAAGATGACGTAGAGAAAGCCAAAGTATGCACTGAGTACACTGATTATGTTGTACACCGTCAGAATGACCTCTACACGACTATGTCTACAGTTATCCATGATGGCCTCATTGCTAGAGCAGGAGTTGTCAAAGTATTCTGGGAAGAGTCTGTTGATTATGACTATGAAGATTTCACTGATATTACTGATAGTGAGTTAAACCTACTGCTTGCACAAGAAGGCGTAGAGTTAACAGAAAGCACCACTGACGAGCTTGGGTTAATCTCTGGCAGCATAAGTATTGAGTCTGACACTAGCCAAGTAATCATTGAGAACGTAGCTCCAGAAGAGTTTCTTATTGAAACACAAGCAAAAAGCCTAGAAGACGTTAACTTCTGTGCCCACAGAACTAAGAAGACACTGTCTGACCTACGTCTCGAAGGTTACTCAGAAAAGCTTATAGAAAAGATTGGTGAACACCACGATGTCGACATGGATACAGACCCAGAAGTCCTTGCTAGGTTTGACAATGTAGGAAACTTCCGTGGCACAAAGACTGGTGGTTACCAGGACCAAGTCCGTAACGTCATGGTCTATGAAGCCTACATTATGTTAGACGTTGAAGGCTCAGGTGTCGCTGAGTTATACCGTGTCATCAAAGCAGGTAACGTATTACTACTAAAAGAGAAGTCCGCTAGAAAACCATTCGTTACTTTTGTACCTCTACCAGTACCTCATAGCTTCTATGGTAACAACTATGCAGACAAAGTAGTTGCTACTCAAAATGCTAGGACTATATTGACTAGGTCTATCTTAGACCACGCCATGATTACTAATAACCCACGTTACACAGTAGTCAAAGGTGGTCTTACTAATCCGCGTGAGCTGATTGATAACCGGGTAGGCGGTATTGTTAACGTAAGCCGTGCAGATGCCATTGCACCTATGATGCAAGCTCCTCTAAACCCATTCATATTTAACACAATACAGATGCTAGACGAAGACAAAGAAGACACTACAGGCGTGTCTAAGATGTCTCAGGGCCTTAACAAAGATGCTATTAGCAAGCAAAACTCAGCTGCAATGGTTGAGCAACTTGCGACCATGTCTCAGCAGAGACAAAAGATAATTGCTCGTAACTTTGCTACTCAGTTTGTTAAGCCATTGTTTCAAGAAGTTTACCAGCTGGTCTGTGAGAATGAGCAGCAGGAACGCATTGTCGAGTTGTCTGGTAAGTATGTACCTTGTAATCCACGCGACTGGAAAGAAAAGCGCGATGTTGTCATCGAGTTAAACCTTGGCTATGGAGAGCAAGAGAAAGAGTCTCAGAAGTACCTAGCACTTCATGCAATGATGACTAATGACCCTAACCTATCAAAGATGTACCAAGCACCTAACCAGTATGCTTTAGCATCAAAGATTATGGAGCTGACAGGTATTAAAGAAGTCAGTGCCTACCTTACTAATCCTGAGAATCTACCACCTGAGCAACCAGACCCTGCAGAAGAAATGCAGATGCAAATGGCGCAGAAGCAGCTTGAGATACAAGAGCGGCAGACGGCCATGGCAGAAACTAAGGCTCAGGTAGAAGCACAGATTAATCAAATGAAGCTAGAGCTTGAAAGAGCAAAAGCTGAGAATCAACACGCTATACAGTCTGACAACCTTGACCTCAAGGAAGAGCAGCTGAAGCACAAGAAGTTAATCGCTGCAGCGGAGCTACTACTAGCTCAACAAGCTGATGAGATTACTGCCATTGCATCACCTAATGGTTAATGCATTGACCTAAAACCTATGTTCTTAAAGGAGAGCAAAATGACTGAAGAAGAACTAACTGTACTTGGTAATGACGCGGAAACTCTGCTTGCAACAGAGTCATTCACAAGAACCATCAATCTTATGGTGGACTCTACTGTCCAATCATTCTTAGCTTCTGCACCTGATGAGTCAGACAAAAGAACTGAAGCCTATGCACACTATCGTGCTGTGGTAGACATTGTGAATACTTTGCGGCAGCAAGTCGAAGTGCGTGACCAAATCGATGCCAAGGTAAATGAAACTAACGATGAAGAAGAAGTAACTACTGAAGAGGAATAAGACCATGCCTAACGGTAACGTCAATAGCAATTCCATTTCTGAAGCAGCACTCACATTAGACGATGCTGCAGAAGCCATACTTGGAAATTGGGAGGACCCGGAAACGGTATCCAAAGAAGAACAAGAGGCAACAGATGAAACTACAAGTGAGACTAGAGTAGAAGAATCTGTCGAAACTGAAGATGAAACTGAAGACCTAGAGTACGAAGAGGACGATGAGGACCCTGAAGAAGAGGACGAGTCTGAAGACACTGAAGATGACCAGGAAGAAGCAGAAGAACAAGATGATGACAGCGAAGAAGCTGAAGTCGTTGCGTTTGACGATGACACCCTGGTAGAAATTAGTGTTGATGGTGAGTCTAAGCAGGCATCTATCAAAGACCTCAAAAGATTGTATGGTCAAGAAGCGTCTTTAACTAGAAAGTCTCAAGAAACAGCATCACAGCGCAAGATGGCTGATGAACAACTGCAAAAAGCTGATGCGTCATTACAGGCAATGATTAGTCGAGCCCAAGAACGGTTCAAACCTTACTCTGAAGTAGACATGCTAGTTGCGTCTAAAAACATGAGTGCTGAGGATTTTACCCAACTTAGGGCAGAAGCTAAACAAGCCGAAGATGACCTCAAGTTCCTAACTGAAGAGGCCGATGGTTTCTACGGATACGTTAAAAATCAACAGTCCCAAGCTATGCAAGAACAAGCGAAGGAATGTGTCAAAGTTCTGCAGAGAGAAATCCCTGACTGGAACAATTCGATGTATAACGACATCCGTCAGTACGCCATTACTAACGGTTTACCTGAAGAAGCCGTCAATCAATATGTCGATCCTAATGTCATTATGTTACTGAATAAGGCTCGCATGTTTGACCAAACTACTAAGGTAGCCACCGTGAAAAAAGCCAAAGCAGCGAAAAAAGTCCTACGAACTAAGAAGGCACCACCGTCTAAAACTGACATTAAGCGTGAACGTCAGCAGAAGAATGTGGACCGCCTACGAAGTAATAGTAGTGACTTGGATAACATTGCAGATGTCATTATGTCTAATTGGGAATGATGCTAACTAATCTCAATTTTTTATAAAGGTAATTAACAATGAGTTTACTACAAACTTATCAAACTATTGGTATGAGTGAAGACGTTTCGCAAACGATTGCAAACATTTCGCCTAAACAGATTGGGCCGCTGTAGAGTAATCTATAGTTGTAACTAGGAGAATTGCTGGAAAATCGTAGTAGCTGTGGTGGCTACCGACAATCAGCAGCCGAGCCTCGCAAGAGGAAGGTTCAACGACTATCCCGAAAGGGAGTACACTCAAGTGAGTGGAAGCACCTAGCCCCTCTTTTATAGAGGGTGAAGATATAGTCTGACCAGTATAGAAATATGCTGCAGTCTTGAAGAGGACGGAGTAGGAAATAACGAGCCTACTTGAACATAAGTGACATCCACACCATTCCAGTCAATGATAAAGACTGAAAAAGTATCTGCTCGTACATTTGAATTTCTTGAAGATTCTATTAGGGCAGCTGGAGTCAATGCGCTCGTAGAAGGAGCTGATGCTTCAACTACAGCTATTGGTCAGCCTACTGTTCGTTCTAACACGACTCAAATCATCGGTGAAGCATTTAAAGTTGCTGGTACAGTTGATGCGGTTAAAACCCATGGTCGAGCAAAAGAAACAGCGTTAAAAATGGTATGCGCTGCCTAAATCATGTGAATTCAGGGGAAGCCTAAGTCGAAAGATATGGTAATCCTGAGCCAAGCCCTAGTTACTAGGGAAGGTGCAACGACTATCCCGGAAGGGAGTACACCCAAGTGGGTGGAAGCGCATGACCCTGTTTATACAACAGGTGATGATATAGTCTCATCTTATGTCGAAAGCATAAGCAGTCTTAAGGATAAAGACGGTTCAAGAGTAACGACCTTGAGCGAAGATTGGCGAATGATGCCCTCGCCAAGACACTAAAAGCTGTAAAGCTTGATGTTGAAAAGGCAATGATTGGTGTTGACCAAGCTGCTGTTACAGGTAGTGCAAGTGCTGCTCGTAAGATGGCTTCTGTCTCACAACAGATTTCTACTACTGTAGATGCAGGTTCCAGTTCAACTGACGCGCTTACAGAGGCTAAGTTGATTGAGCTACATCAGACCTGTTATACCAATGGTTCTGAGCCAACTGTGCTTATGATTAAGCCAGCTGATGCCACTATTGTGGCCGGGTTCGCTACAGCCACTGGTCGTAACCGTGAAATCGATGCAAAGACATTAATTAATGTTATTGACGTAATACTTACTCCATTCGGAGAGTTACGAACCGTGATTAACAGAAATCAATTGTCAACTCACGCATTCTTGGTTGACCCATCCATGTTTAAGCAGTGTGTACTGCGTCCGTTTACTCGTACTTTGCTTAGTAAAAATGGCGATGCAGATACTCATTTCGTAGTGGGTGAGATTTCAAACAAGCATGTGAACCATTCCGATTCTGGAATGATTACTGGTCTGTCTTAAGTTTCATAGATAGCTAGTAACTGTAGTACTTGCAGTGGGGCCTGGGTATCCAGGTTCCGCTCTCCTTACTGGAGCTTAGGTCCCATCTGCATTTTACTTATTAAAAGGAGAAGCCATGTCTACCATAGACACAAAAACCACCATGCACGATGTGCAGACAGGAGTCCTCCGGGACAACGATGATAGAAACTTTACTATCAAACAAACACAACACATTCCTCAGAGTTTTCTAGATACGCTTAAGAGACAAAAAGAAAGCTCCTTAGACTTCAAAGAGAAAGACTACATGACTGTTGCTTCAGTCCCTGTGTCTGTTCATGAGAAGTGGCTACGCGAAGGTTTCGACATGTTAAAGGAGCCTGCGTTCAAGATAGTTGCCAGGTTAAAACAAGAGAACCTGGACGCATTCCTAACAACTAAAAAGAAGGTATAACCTATGAACAAGGGTAGTCTAAGAACCCAATTTAAAGCTGTATTAAACCGCAGCGATATCACTGATACCCTTGCTGATACCTTCATCGACCAAGGCATTACTAGAATCCAAAGGACTCTGCGAATACCTTCTATGGAAACTCAGCACACATATAGTATTTCTTCTTCTACTACTAGTGTTGTTTTGCCTTCTGATTTTTTAGAGGCTATTGACCTCTATTATGACAATAGGACCTTGGTAAGAATTCCTATGGCTGAAATGCAGAACCTAAAGCAAGCTGACACGCAAGGAAGTCCTTACTATTTTACTAGAGAAGGCTCTAAATTTTTAATTAGCCCATACCCAAGCAGCGGCAGCCTTACTCTTAATTACTATGCTCAATTTGTAGCTATGAATTCTGATACTGATGAGAATGTTTTGGCAACTATTGCATCTGACTTGATTATCTATGCAGCTCTCACTTATGCATCTGACTACTACTTAGACGAGAGGTCTCCAGTATTCGAAGGTAAATACCAGGCATTCCTCGATGAGATACAAGTACAGGCAGATGACCAAGAGTTAGCCGGGTCTCTACAAAGTATAAGACCAGCCTACGCACTTTAACCAGAAAGGATACAAAAATGGCTAAATCCTCATTTTTTAGTACTAGTGGTTTATCAACGCCTGAAAATTCGCAGGTTGGACTTCGCTTTCTATCTGAAATATTGGCAACAGGAAATCAATCTAACAGCCGTTCTATAGAAATGACAGGTGGAGGTGATATTGCTTTTGGAGCCTCTTCTGAAATAAATTTTGAAACAGGCAAGTTTAAATTATTCCACGATGGAGACGGTAATTTATCGGCCACAACTGGTGACATTAAATACACTACATCTGAATCAGGTAAAGGACACAAGTGGTATACCCAGGGAGTTGGTGGAACAGGTACTTCGATGTCTCTAAGCACAACTGGTACGTTAAGTGTAGATGCAAATGTAAATGCGGCAGGTCTTTCTGCACAGCAGATACAACTGAATAATAGCAATGGTAATCACACAATATCGAACTTTAATACATCCACTACATTATCAAGTTCATCGGACTCAAATGTACCAACCACAGCCGCAATCAAGGCTTATGTAGATGCCTCAGTGACTACTGGAGTAAACCTTGGCAGTGGAGTCACTATCACAAGCGGTGCTAACACTCCTGAAGGTGCGGTGACTGCTCCAGTAGGGTCGTTATTTTTAAGAACTAATGGTGGTTCAAATACCACTTTGTATGTCAAAGAATCAGGCACAGGTAACACTGGTTGGTCGGCTAAATAAACACAATAGAATTAACATAGGAATATATTATGAGCATTAAACAAAACGGTGGAGTCTTTGGCCGCAATCCAACATTTAACGATGTCACAATCGAGGGCCAACTAACCTTTGAAGGCAACATTGACATAGATTCTGATATTACGTGGGAAGACGGAAAAAAGGCTTTATTTGGCGATAGCGGTGATTTAGCAATTTATCATCATAATAATAACAGCTACATTAAAGACACTGGCCAAGGTGATTTAATAATAGAAGGCTCTGATAACATCTGGCTGATGAAAGCTGGAGGTAGTCAGGTTTTTTTAAATACTGTTGACGATGGTGCAGTCACTCTATATCACAGCGGGAATCCCAAAATCGCAACCACGAGTGGGGGGTGTGACATAACGGGAAGCCTAAGTGCTGACGGTGCGATTTTATCAGGGAACTTAGAGTTAAGCTATGCGTATCCAAGAATCAAATTAACAGACACAGACCACAACTCTGATTACTCTATTATTAATAATAACGGAGAGTTTGGTATTTTTGATGACACAAACAATGCCTATCGTATAAATGTATCCGCGTCTGGGGATGTCTCAATTCCCTCAGGTGACCTAACTGTATCTGGAGGAAATATAGATGTAGCTGGTACAAACGTAACTAGTGGCTGTCGTGTACAATTTACAAACGCGGCCGCTAGTAAAGTATATCAGGTTGGTGCAGGACAGTCGGGTGTAAGCAACAACGGTTTTGTAATACGTAATGTAACTGACAGTACCTTCCCATTAATCATTGATGATAATTCTAACGTCTCGATTCCTAATGGTGAACTGTATATAAATGGCAGTTCATTACCAACAGGAAGCACAGCAGGGTTTGGTTTTACCTCAGACCAATTTTACACTTCTACCACTTCCACAGGTGCTAACACGCAAGTAAGGTTTTACAACGGTAATGGTCTAGTTGGGAACATTACCACAGACGGTTCAGCTACAGCCTTCAACACATCCTCAGACTACCGTCTCAAAGAAGATGTACAACCCATGTCAGGTGCTACAGACCGACTCAAAGAGTTGAAGCCTGTAAACTTTGCATGGAAAGCTGATGGTTCACGAGTAGATGGCTTCCTAGCACACGAAGCACAGGAAGTTGTACCTGAGTCTGTCACTGGTTCTAAAGATGCCATGCAGACTGAAGAGTATGAAGTGTCCCCTGCAACGGGTGACATCTATACTCCTGAAGTTGTTGCTGTAGAAGGCGTAGAGGCTGTTGAGTATGTTGCTCCACAGGATGAAGTCTTAGACGAAGAAGGCAATGTAGTTACTGAAGCTGTTGCAGAAGTAATGGCTGTAGAAGCTGTCGAGGCTGTCGAAGGTGTAGCTGAAGTCATACACAGTGCTAACGTAGAGCAACCATCAGAGTTAGAAGATGGACAACTATGGAGAGAAACTACAGCACAAGTCATGGGTGAGCGTGAAGTACCAGACTACCAAGGTATTGACCAAGCTAAATTAGTACCTCTATTGGTTGCAACTATCCAAGAACTAGAAGCTCGTATTACTGCGCTTGAATCTTAATTAAACATTTTCAAAGGAAAATAACATGACAACTTATGTAACAAAAAGTGCTGTTGATACAGCAAATGAATTCACTGACGTTCGTACTTTTAGCGGTGACTTTACATTTTCAATCAGTGGAACTTTAGGATCTGGAACGAAAGTCACAGTGCAAAAAAGTTATGACGGTACAACTTTCCATGATGTGGATACCTTTACATCAGTCGGTGAGTTTGTAGGGTTTGAGCCAGAGCCATCGGTTAAATACAAAGCAGGAATAAAGAGTGGCGATTTGTCAGGCTCGACAAACTTAACTCTGCGATTTGGAGGTTCTCAAATTTCTGGCAACGGCATTGACTTCGCTTAAGAAAAGGAAAAAGTAACGATGCCAAAAGTAGCTGGAAAATCTTATCCCTACACCACTAAAGGTAAAGCTGCTGCTGCCAAAGCAAAGGCAAACGTAGCTAAAAAGAAGAAAAGGAAAAAGTACTGATGGCAACTGTAAAGGAATGCATTGCTAGGATGGAGAAACATGAGGCTGAATGCGCTCTTAGGTATGAATCTATAGAGCGTAGGTTGAATGATGGCAGCAAGCGTTTTGACAAACTAGAGAGAATGCTGTGGGCCATCTATCCATTTATCTTGGGAGCAATCGCTCTCGCTAAATTTGTCTAAAAAAGGAAACACTATGTCTAATCAGATACAACTGCCCTCCTGGGCATTACCTTTGATATTGGCTGCAGTACCTGCAATAGGGGCATTCTACGCCTTAGAAGCGCAGTCTCAAGCCACAGATGCTGAGGTATCTAGAGTCGCTAAAGTGGTCGAGAAGGTACAAGAAAGCTCTGCATCTAACACACGAAAGTCTGCTTTGAATGAGCAGGCTATTACTGTATTGGCAGATAAACTGTCTGAGTCAAACGAGCTTGCAAAGGCATCTGACGCTAAGTTGGCCCAGCTCATTACTATCATGTTGCAGCAAAATCAAAAGTGAAACTAGCCTTTGCCCTTATCTTCCTTATTGGGGGTGAGGCAGGCGAACCAGACGAAAAAACTCTTTACTTCCACAGTCTCCAAGGCTGCCTATACATGGCTCAATCCCTGAGCCGTCCAAGAAGAAACTATGAAGTAGCACCAGCTGTATGCCGTCTTGTATGGCTACCAGAAGACCACAACTTCAAGATAATCCGATGAAGATACTAGCATTTGTCTTAGTAGTAGAACTTTGGTCACCTGCAGGTAAATTCATTGAGTCTACGGAAACCTATGGAATATGGAGGGATGTGCGGCACTGTCTTTGGTTTAGTGAAATTTTGTCTACCCAGGGAGGAGGCAAGTACCTACACCCAGTGACTGCTTATTGTGTTCCTAAATACGTTGATGATACAGAGGAGATTTACTAATGAATTGTTCAGGACAAGACTGGACCTGGGGTAGCGATACGTGGAAAGGGCTTTTTTGCGCCATGCCTTTAGTTTGCTGGAGTATTTATCTGGTAGTAACTGTGTAAAAAAGGAGATAACTATGGACATGCAGAGACTGCGTGAGACATTAATTAAACATGAGGCATGTAAACTCATGCCCTACGAGTGCAGCTCAGGCTGTCTTACTATTGGTGTTGGAAGAAACCTAGATGACAAAGGCATTTCACAAAAGGTTGCTGACATCATGTTAGATGAAGACATTGATGATGCAATCATTGACTTAGAGAGAAACATTGAAGACTTTCAGAAGATGCCTGAGCCAGTCAAAGAGGCCCTAGTTAACCTATGTTTCAACATGGGCATCCCTAGATTACTTCAGTTTAAAAAGACCTTAGCCTTTATACAAGAAGGTAAGTACAAAAGGGCAGCCAATGAACTATTAGATAGTCGCTATGCTAACCAGGTAGGCTATCGAGCTGTAGAAGTTGCTGCCATGATAAGGAGTGCAAGCTGATGCTACAGAATCTTATTGGTCCTATCACTAACCTGGTAGGCGGATACATGAAGAACAAGGCAGAAGAGAAGCAGGCAAAGCATGAAGCTAAAATCTCAGTGATACAGAATGATGCAAACTGGGAGCAGACAATGGCCGCTGCATCTGGCAGTAGTTGGAAAGATGAGTTCTGGACGATTGTCTTAGCTATCCCTATCTTTATGGTAGGTTATGCCATTGCAGCTAATGACACAACTGTCATCGAAAGGGTACAACTTGGTTTTGTTGCACTCTCTGAATTACCTGAGTGGTACCAGTACCTACTCTTTATAGCAATCTCAAGTAGCTTTGGCATCCGTGGTGTCAGCAAGCTAATGGACCTTAGAAAATAGAAGTGTCGACCTATTAGAGAACAATGTCCTACCAAAATTGGAGGTGTCTATGTCGAAAGGCAGCACTCCGCGACCTATCCCGAACCGGGAACAATACGAACTAAATTATGATGCTATCTTTGGTAGCAAAAGAACACCTGAGTACAAAAAGTGTGAACACTGTGGTCAATACTGGGAGTCAGAAAACCTCAGTAAAAACCATGAATGTGCATGTCCAAACCCTATGTAACTCCCGATAAGTGTGACCTTATTTACGTGTAAAGTCATACTGTCAGTCAGCGTCTTAAACCCCTAGAGACCGCTGTCTCCTTGGCCTGTGGCCACATCAGTCGACTTAGGTTGACTGGTGTTTTTTTCAGTTGTGTCCACCTATACTGAAGGTATTTACATACGTCTCACAATAGATAATAATGCACATGTGGTTGAGAGTTGACCACCGCACCCTTTGACCTACCAAAGAACTTTAGACTCAGGTAGCAGGCGTAAAGCGATACACGAAGAGAGACAGAGAGTAGCCTACATTCGCTACTGTAACACTGGCAAGGGTAATACGTTACAAAGGTCTATTGACTTTTCTAGCGTGGAAACTATAGCTAAAACGTCTTGTAAAATGGTGGGCCCAGTAGGACTTGAACCTACGACCAATCGATTATGAGTCGACTGCTCTACTAACGCAACTAGCAGCTCTATAGTTTCCTACATACGAATAGCAATAGATTTAACCTAAATTAATCGATTGACACAAAGACCTCCGGGTCTTTTTTTATGTCTTCAGACAGCCCTGATGCTGTCACTACTTGGAGAAAACATTATGACAACTATAGAAACTTTTTTTGATAAACACGGAGCTAGACTCTGGAGCGGTAAGTACCTAAGAGACTGTGGGTTCATGGTCAAAAGACTCAGCGACTTTAGATACAACAAGTACAAAGAGATTGGCGAATATAAAGCTGCTGACCTCTATGCTTTCATAGACCACTTGTCTGCTGAAGGTCTTAAGAACAACACAGTCAACAGGTACCTGGCTGCATTCAGTGCCTTGTTTAACCTAGCAGCTGACTTTGAGTTGGTCGACAGAGTACCTAAGGTACGATGGAAACCTGTAGAGCCAGGGAGACCTAGGTTCTTCTCTGACCAAGAGGTTAACGACCTCATAGAGTTCTTCCTGGACTCTGACCACCCATGGATGGCTGACTTTGTTACCTTAGGTGTCAACACTGGTATGCGCCTAGGAGAAATCCTAAGTATCAACAATGCGTCTAGCAAGAAGACTGTAGGCACTGTGAGCCGCTGTGGTGGCTTTGTTGAGCTGACGCAGACAAAGAATGGTGAGCAGCGGACTGTACCTCTAAACCAAGAAGCCAAGGTTGCCTTAGAAAACTTAGGTTATTGTCCTAGTGGTGTCTATTCGCACCGTAAGTTCTACGACACTTGGGATGCTGCAAGAATGTCTATCGCTCCTTTTGATGATGACTTTGTGTTTCATGTGCTTAGACACACATGTGCTACTAGGTTAGCTATGGAGTTTAATGTAGACACGATTGTGGTCGGTACTATCTTAGGTCATAGGTCGATAGCAACTACAAAGAAGTATGTCCATGCCAAGAAAGATTCTTTGGCTAATATCATGAGTAAACTTGAAGCACCTAAAGGGAGAGTCGCATGAATTTTAGAGAATGGAAAATTGACTTATGGAACTTAATGATTGATGCGGCTTGTGCAGAAGTTAAAAATGAGGACGGAGAGGCGATAGATAAACTTAGACAAGGCTTAGTTAAAGATTATCCTGAGCATTGGGTTGCGCTATGTACAGAAGTATATGGAAAAAATAGAGGAGAGTCGCATGAATAAAGACGATAAAGCTAAAGAAGCCAAGGATGCTTGGGACATGGCGTGGTCATTAGCTACCGATGTGATAGAGGTAGACGAGGATGAGCCACACCAGTTTGAGTTAGTACTTGAGAACACTACGCTTCATTAAAGAAGCATTAGAAACAAAGGCCTCCACCACGGAGGCTTTTTTTTGGACTACAGCTATACAAATAGACATAAAATTCTATGCATTATTAGTGATAACCATTATCATTTAGTTGTGTCCACCTATTAGAGAACAATCGTCATGGGAGACAAGGAGTATGAAGGAGTTAATCAACGGTACACACGCTACACAGGTCCAAGGTACACACGCTATACAGGTAGAACGTGAAAACAAGATGTTTGACGATGGAAGACAAAGATATCTTAACAGGCTTAAAGGGAACTCTAAGTTATCCACTCAGAATAATCCTCACAAGCTCATAACTGAGGCTTTACCAAGAGTCTCTACAGAACTACAGGACTACCTTACTACCCAAGAGAACAAGGGTGACGGTCGTAAACACTGTGGTTATAAAGACCTAAAGGCTATAGACACAGATGTAGCTGCTTACATTGGTCTTGCTGTATGTTACGAAGCTGTAGCGACTAATGGCTGTAGGACTAGCATATTGAATATGATTGGTAAGAAGGTAGAACTACAGCAGTGGTTCGATGGTCTGAAAGAGTTTGACAATCAGTTAGCAAAGTCTATAGAGACTAAGGTTACTAAAGACGAAGCTGTAGATTTCTTTAAGGTCAAAGCAGCTAAGGCTATGGCTTCTAAGAAAGACTATGTGAAGGAAGACTGGGGTCCTAAAGACATCACCATGAAGGTCAATGGTCAAGACAAGGACCTTTGCGAAAGACACATTAAAGTAGGAGCCTTGATACTTAGTGCTGTCTTGAAGGCAAGTGGTGTCTTTGAGGGTTGGGACAAGAGAGAAGGCCCAAAGTATTCAGACTTTAGGAAGATGATTGGTCTAACCGAAAGTGCCAGGGACCAAATAGCAGACATGGATTATCTTGTGTCTTGGCAAGAGCCTATGTTTAGACCATTGGTCGTACCACCGAAACCATGGACTAAGTTTGACACTGGTTGTTACTTTACAGAAAGAGCCTGTAAGCAAGTACCGTTAGTTCGCAAGGCATCCTATGTACAAAAGAAGGCCATAGAGTATCAGTTGAAAGACGGTAAGGAGTTACCTGGCTATGTCCAAGCACTCAATGCACTACAAGAGACACCTCTAGAAATCAATCAGTACACTTTAGAGGCAGTCAAGTGGGCTTGGGAGACTGATGCACCAATACCTAAGTTTCCGTCTAAGACAAAGATTGTTAAACCAAAGAGACCTGATGACTTTAGCTCTATGTCAGTAGAGGACAAAAAGTCAATCACTACAGTTGAAAAAGAGATAGAGACAAAGAATCGAGAGATAGACGGTGCAGTGTCTTTGATGACTCAAGACATGGCTGATGCTGATGAAATGTCTTTGTACACGCATTTCTTCATAGGTTGGAATCAGGACTTCAGATGCCGTGTGTATCCAGTGCCTAACTTTAGTTACCACCGGGATGACGGTATCAAGTCTTTGTTTTTACTCCACGATAAGACCATAGTTGCTAGTGATGACTCTGTGTATTGGTTGTCTATGCACATTGCCAATGTTTGGGACATCAACAAGTTAAGCAAGAAGTCCTTAGATACTAGAGTGGCGTTTGTTCAACGAAGAGAACGCCTTGTTTATGCCATTGGTCGAGACTTCATAGGTACCTTCAAGATTTGGTCTAAAGCTGACAAACCGTTTCAGTTCCTTGCAGCATGTCATGAGTATGCTAACTACATGGATTGTCGAGTAGTCGGTGAGGACTACATGTGTGGACTACCGTGTTCTTTGGATGGAACTAATAGTGGTGTACAGCACTATGCTGCAGCATCACTTAATGAAGACGATGGTGCCCTGGTTAACTTGATGCCCAGTGATAAACCTCAGGATGTTTATGCTGCAGTAGCAAAAGTAACTAATGCACGTCTGAAGCAAATTGCTGACCCATCCTTTGAAGAACCTTACCTAAAGGAAATCAAAGACAAGAGCGGCAAGGTCATCAAGACGGTACAACAAGTAAGGGCCTCCAGGATTATCTTTGCGAAACAATGGTTAGCCTATGGAGTAGACCGTAGCACTGTAAAAAGAAACACCATGACCTATGGTTACTCTAGTGATGCCTGGGGATTTGGTGACCAGCTCATTGAAGACATCATGAAGAAGCTGTCTGACAAGGTCATCAAGAAAGAACTTGATGGAACCACTGGTAAACCCTTTGTACATCCTTTTGGTGAAGACACTTGGTCTCATAGTCAGGCTGCTAGATTCTTAGCTACGATTAACTATGCGTCAGTTAAGCAAGTCATCAGTAGTGCAGCAGGTGGTATGTCTTTCTTTCAGAAGGTTGCAGGTGCCTTAGCTCACGAAGGTAAACACCTACGCTTTGACAATCCTATAGGGTTTCCAATGTGTCAGCGGTATACCCACTGGGATGTTAAGAAGGTAAAAATCTTTTTGTTTGACAGAGAAGCAGGTATTAACAAAAGGACTCAAGCAACCTTCAGGTCCAAGAGTCCTAAGTCAAAGGTAGACAAGAAGAAATCTAAAAGCTCTATAGCACCTAACGTCATCCACTCGATGGATTCATCTCACTTGTTGAAGACTGTGTTAGACGCTAAGAAACAAGGAGTGACTAACTTCTTTTTGATTCATGACTCTTTTGGAACAACACCTGCAGAGAGCGAAGTGATGTATGAGTCTGTCCGTCATACTTTTGCTGACATGTACTCAGACTATTGTCTTTACTCTGAGTTCTGGAAGCAGGCTAAGAAACAATTGTCTGACGAAGGTATCAAAAAGTTAGATGACTTAGAGATTCCACCTAAGGGCAACCTCAACCTAGAGCAAGTCATAGAGTCAGAGTATTGCTTTAGTTAGCACCTGGGCACTAGTTGTGTCCACCTATTAGAGAACAATCGTCAACCTAAATCGTGACCTCCCAGTAACCCTGGGAGTGCGTTTTCTATTATCAATTGTAAACACTAAAACTTAAACAAAAGGAGAAACTAATGGCTCAGACTAATCGAGTTAAATTCACCAGCGGCAAAGGTCGCGCCCAGTATCCATGGTTGAACCAGCCTGACACTGCCTTTGGTAATGAGCCAAAGTACAAGACTAATCTTATTGCAGACAATGCTTCTGCCCTAGTTAAGATTATAGAGAAGGTCGCAGAGACTGAGTTTGGTAAAGATTGGCAAAAAGCTCGTATGCCATTTAAGAGTGATGAAGACACTGGTGAAACTGTGTTTATTACTAAAAGTAAATATGTACCCAACTTCTTTGACTCTAACGGTCAAAACCTAGTTGGAGAACAGGTCCCAAAGATTTGGGGTGGATCAGTGATTAAGGTCGGAGGATATATTGCACCTTACAGTGTCAGTGGTTCTAAGGGCATCACCTTACAGTTAACCAAGGTCCAGGTTATTGACCCTGTGTCCAGTGGTGAGACTAACGGTGATGGGTTTGATTCCGTTGAGGGCGGTTTTGTAGCAGATGACATACTACAGGATACTTTCGATGCCCCAGAGACAACGGAAGAAGCGCAGTCGGCAGACCGCTTCTAAACGACAACGCGGTATCAAGCATGGTTATCGAAGTGGTCTTGAAGACACAGCAGCATGTCAGATAAAAGCTGCAGGTCTTAAGGTTATTTATGAGACCGACAAGATTCTCTATGTAATACCCGAAAGCAATCACAAGTACACTCCAGACTTTAAGCTGCCCAAGAAAGACGGTGGCTTTTTTTATGTTGAGACAAAAGGTATCTGGAACGTGAAGGATAGACAGAAGCACGTCTTAATTCGCAAGCAGCACCCAGAGATTGACATTAGGTTTGTATTTAGTAATTGCAATACCAAACTCTACAAGGGGTCGAAAACGACATATGCATCCTTCTGTGATAAGCAGGGGTTTGTCTATGCCCACAAAACGATTCCTGATGAGTGGCTACGAGAGTAGTTAAGGAGAGCTAAGGGTCATCCTCAGAAATGGGGGTGGCCCTTTTTTTGTTTGAGGGAAATCAAATGTTATCAATCCAAGAGACTCACAATGAGTCTGCATTTGTAATGCATGTGAGTTGCGAGAGTTGTGGCTCAAAGGATAACGCTGCTATCTATGACGATGGCCATACCTATTGTTTCGGGTGCCAATTGTTTACGCCAGTTGATGACGTAGAAGTTGTTGCATCCACGAAACCAAAGAAACTACACAAAGATTTAATCCAAGGAGACTACGCTGACCTAGTTGCTAGAGGCATCCGTGAAGACACATGTCGCAAGTATGACTATCAAGTCGGAGAGTACCAAGGAAGACCAGTACAGATTGAAAACTATCGCGATGACAACGGTGAAATCAGAGTTCAAAAGACAAGAGACCAAGACAAAAACTTCACTGTCTTAGGCGATGCAATACACATGTGTCTCTTTGGTCAACACTTGTGGACTACAGGTAGGAAGCTAGTGGTTACAGAAGGGGCCATAGATGCTCTCTCAGTGTCCCAGGCTCAACACAACAAGTGGCCTGTAGTATCGGTCCCAAATGGAGCGCAATCAGCTAAGAAAGCTCTCCTGAAGGCCTGGGACTTCCTAGATGGCTTTGAAGAAATCATCTTGATGTTTGACTCAGACGAAGCAGGGCAAAAGGCTGCATTAGAGTGTGCTGAGAGCCTTCCTATAGGCAAATGTAAGATAGCAAAGCTTAGTGGTTACAAAGACCCTAACGAGGCTCTACAGGCAGGTGGTGAGGCTGAGATAGTCAATGCCATATGGAGGGCGAAGGACTGGAGACCTGATGGTATTGTCTCTACAACAGAACTGCGAGACATCATTACTGAGACTGATGAACACTCCTTAGTTACCTACCCCTACTCAAAACTTAACGAGCTAACAAGAGGCATTCGTCCGTCTACTTTGGTGACGATATGTGCCGGGAGTGGCGTGGGTAAATCTACGTTAATTACTGAGTTTGCATTGCACCTTCATATGCACAAACAAAAGGTTGGAATGTTAATGCTTGAGGAGGAAAACAAGCGAACTGTTAGGGGTCTGATTGGGCTGTATTTAAACAAAAACATTGTTCAAGACCATGAGGCTGCATCAAAAGAAGAAGTTTTATGGGCTCATGATGATTTGTTCAAGCTACAGGACATTCAGCTTTTTAATCACTTTGGTAGTACTGACTTAGATATCGTCATCAACCGCATCCAATACATGGTGAAAGCTATGGGATGCACACATGTGTTTTTAGACCACTTATCTATTGTTGTTAGTTCGATGACTGGAAAAGTGTCAGATGAACGCAGATTGATAGATGACGCAATGACTCGATTGAGAACGATGGTGCAAGAGTTACAAATCACTCTGTTTTTAGTTAGTCATCTTACTCGTCCTCAAGGCGATGGTCATGAGAACGGTGCCAAGGTAAAACTCTCTCAGTTACGAGGCTCCCACTCCATTGCACAACTTGCTGACTTTTGTATTGGTCTTCAAGTGAACGCTGAGGACCCAACAGATGACACCAGGGAGCTTGTGGTCTTAAAGAACCGTTTTACTGGTCAAGTTGGATGGGCAGGAAGACTGAAGTACAACCGCGAATCAGGACGGTTAATCGATGCCGATTCTGATGATTCTCGTTTTTAGGAGTAATTTATTATGACTTATGACTCTCAGCGAGTTGTTTCATGGTTTAGCTGTGGGGCAGCTAGTGCGTTTGCTACTTATCTTGCCAGAGATAAATACAAAGACCATCCTTTTGAGGCTGTTTACTGTCGAGTACAGGAAGAGCATGAGGACAGTCTTAGATTTCTTAAAGAGTATGAAATGGAATGTAGGCTCCCAATCAAGGTTATAGGTGATGCTGAGAGAGATTGCTCTATTTATAAAGTATTCGAAGAGAGAAAGTTTATCAAAGGGCCCCTTGGGGCACCTTGTACGATGGTTCTTAAAAAGAATGTACGAAAGGCTTACGAGAAACACAACGACATTCAAGTGTTTGGTTACACAGTAGAAGAAGAGAACAGAGTAAATAGGTTTCTTGATGCAAACAACACAGTGGAAGCCGATTTTATCCTGTTCAACAAAGGGTACACCAAGAAAAATTGTTTAGAGTTTGTTGGAGATTTGGGAATTGAAATTCCTGTGATGTATCAATTAGGTTACAACAACAACAACTGTGTCGGTTGTGTCAAAGGCGGTATGGGCTACTGGAACAAAATACGAGTCGACTTTCCAGAGGCATTTAACAAGATGGCAAAGTTAGAACGCAAGCTTGGACACGCTGTCAACAAGGATAAAAACGGACCTGTTTACCTTGATGTACTAGACCCTGATAGAGGCACTTTTAAAACCGATGTGCCCACAGATTGTGGCTTTACTTGTGAGTGGAAACAAGAAGAGCTACTTCTTAAATTTTAAAATCGACACATAAGGAGACATACAATGTCACAAGAAGATAAAGTCCTTTCCTTTCTACAGGAAGGCAACAGTATCACCAGTTTAGATGCATTTAGGTTCTGGGGAATCACTAGAATTTCAGCACATATACACAGTTTAAAGAGCCAAGGCTTTGACATTGTTCGAGAGGACATCAAAGTTAAGAACCGTGAAGGAAAGAAAGCTGTTATTGGTCGTTGGCACTTAAAAAACACTAACGTCAATGATTACGTTACTCAAATTGAAATGGCTGTATGAGTCTAGTGTTTGACCTGGAGAGCAATGGATTACTTCAGGAGTTAGACACCATCCACTGTATCGCAATCCAAGATACAACAACCAATGAAGGACCTAAGATTTACCATGGAACAGAAGGCATCACTGAGGCTCTTGTCTTACTAAGAGATGCTGCAGAAATCATAGGTCACAACATCATTGGGTTCGACATACCTGCATTACAAAAAGTTTATCCACACTGGAAACCAACTGGCAAAATCACAGATACACTTGTCATCAGTCGACTGGTTGCTGCAGACCTTATTAATGACGATGCAACATCTGTCGGTCTACCTGAAGACTTTAAGAAGAGAATGTATGGCAGCCATGCACTCAAGGCTTGGGGTCTGCGAATGGGAACCATGAAAGGTGACTATGAAGGAGGCTGGGAAGAGTGTAACCCTGAGATGCTTGAGTACTGTCAGCAAGACGTAACAGTTACCTATGAGTTATACAAAAAGCTCATGAAGATGGCCAAAGGTTTCTCTGAAGAGTCACTTGAGTTAGAACATGAGTTAGCTGAGATTTGTTACAGAGTTGGTAACAATGGTTGGACCTTTGACATCAAAGCAGCGGAGCATTTGTACGCTGAGTTAGCAACGACCCGGATAGAGCTGGAGAAGGAGCTTAACGAGCTGTTTGAGCCTTGGGAGGTACACACTGAGTTCATCCCTAGGGCTAATAATAAAACTCGTGGATACGTCAAAGGAGAGCCTTTTACGAAGGTCAAGGTCGTTGAGTTTAATCCCAACAGTCGTAAGCATATCCACTATTGTCTTGTACAAAAGTACGGTTGGAAACCTAAGTCATTCACCCCCAGTGGTGAGGCCAAGGTAGACGAGACTGTGTTGTCTCAGCTGCCATATCCTGAGGCTAAGAAACTAGCGAAGTTCATGTTAGTGCAAAAGAGAATCGCTCAGTTGGCTGAGGGTAGCCAGGCATGGCTTAAGATGGTAGACAAAGACGGTAAGCTAAGACATACCATAGTCTCTGGTGGCACTGTGTCAGGTAGAGCCAGCCATCGTAATCCTAACGTAGCACAGACTGTGTCTGCTAAGGCAGCCTATGGTAAACCTATGAGAGAGTTGTTCACTGTGCCCAAAGGTTGGCACCTATGTGGTGGTGACTTGTCTCAGTTGGAACTTAGGTGTCTTGCTTACTTTCTTGATGATGGCGGTGAGTATGCCAAACAAATCATGGATGGAGACATTCATACCTTCAATCAGAAGGCAGCAGGTTTACCTACAAGAGATGCAGCTAAGACATTCATCTATGCAACTACTTATGGGGGTGGTGACGCTCTCATTGGTAAGTTAGTCGGTGGTAATGCCAAAGACGGTAAGAGACTTAAGTCAGAGTTTGATAAGAATATTCCTAGTTTTAAATCATTAAAGAATGAACTTTCACAAGCATATAAGCGCGGATACCTCAAAGGTTTGGACGGCAGAAAGCTGTTCGTAAGGTCAGAGCATAAATGCCTTTCACAACTTCTCCAGTCAGCAGGAGCCCTTCTGTGTAAGAAGTGGTTAGCCCTGGTCGACAAGGAGATAACACGACAACAACTACAGAACGATGCACTCATCTTGGCATGGGTACATGACGAACTGCAGATTGCATGTCGAACTGAAGAGGTAGCACACAATGTCGGTAACATACTTAGAGGAATGGCGGAAGAAGCAGGAACTCATTTCGGAATCACCAGCAAACTCCCAATCGAAGCAGATTATGCCGTGGGACTCACTTGGTGTGACACACACTGAATCTATTGATTTCAACGATGACGTTGAACAACTCGTATCATTTTGGTTAGTCCTAGACAAAGCAGCTAGAGAACCCTTCACAGTTAAAAGTAACTTTGCACGTAACGGTGCTTGGTATGTAGCTGTCTGTGCCAGCTCAGGTCTTATCACAACACAGATTGAAGATGAGACATTTGGCAAGAAGTGGATGATAACCGAAGAAGGCTTTGAGTTTATGGAGGGCATCGATGAACGTATTAAAGAGCTTCTCTAGCGAAGATACCACGTTACTTATTGATGGTGACTTGTATCTCTATCAGGCAGCTGCAGCATGTGAAGACGAAACTGACTGGGGGGACGAGGTATGGTCTTTAACATGTGATGTAGGTGCAGCTAAACGCATGTTTACAAGTCGACTACAGGCATTCTGTGAACGTCTACAAGCAGACAAGATGCTCATCTGTTTTACCGAAGGTGAGAACTTTAGAAAGACTGTGTTACCTGACTACAAAGGTGGACGCAAGAAAGTCAGAAAGCCAGTAGGTTACAAACACTTGATAGAGTGGGCCAAAGACAACTTCATGTGTCATGTCCAGGACACTTTAGAGGCTGATGACATCATGGGTATTCTTCAGTCTGCAAAGACTCACCCTACATGCATCGTGTCTGATGATAAAGACATGAAGACTATCCCTGGCAAACTCTATAGACCAATGGCTAATGAGCTACTGCAAATCAAAGATGCAGAAGCTGACTATTACTTTCTGACCCAGTGTCTTACAGGTGATGCTACAGATGGATACAACGGTATCCCTGGCATTGGTCCCAAGAAAGCTGAAGGTATCTTAGGCAACCATCCAAGTTGGGACCAAGTAGCTCAGGCATACATCAAAGCAGGGCTGACTAGGGAGTATGCAATTGTCCAGAGTCGCTGTGCCAGGATACTTAGGTCTGTCGATTGGAACTGGGACACAGAGACTATCAACTTGTGGGAGCCGGGACGATGAGAGTGACTAAAGTTTCCTCATTGACTGGCGTTACTCACCAAAGAGAAATCGATGTAACCCAAGAGCAACTGATACGTCATGCAAACGGTGAGCTGATACAAGACGTGTGTCCAGACCTCAGTCCTGAGGACCGTGAGTACTTGATTACTGGTGTAACTAATGAAGAGTGGAGACAACACATTAGTTGTCCCAATTGTGACGAGTGAGGTGTCTTGATGATATTAACTTGGAGAGAGAAGCTGCAGTTAACCAAGTCTCGAAACAATGATACTAACCAGACTACAACAGCTACTAACTATTACGTGAATCTTGAAGATGGTGACATATATAACGTCAAGCTTCATAAGCAACAACAAGCCAAGCGATGCAAAGAGTTACTGACTGAGACTAGGATAGAAAGAGTCCAGTGTGCAGATTGGCTATACAACACAAGGAGAAGACTGTAATGACTACGATGGTAAAACCTACTTTACAATCATCATTGTTAACGACACATTACTTTGGTGACATGGCAGAACCTGACCTACAAAGATTAGGTCGAGACGTAACAATGGC